GACCACCATGCAACCAGTAAAACTGCCATGCCAACACCGATTGATATTGCTGTAACGTAATCCATGATTTTCTCGAAGTTCATCTTGTTTCCTTAAAAAGACCCACTTACGATTTGTTGTGGGCTGATGTTAGTATAACGCAAATAAACGAAATGTTTAAATTATTTTCACAAAGCGTTTACTTTTATGAATTTTGTTGTTATGATGCAACTATGAACAAACAAGATCAAATCCAATCAGACAAAGAATTGATAGCACTTTTAGGTGGAACTACCATGCTTGCAAAAAAGCTAGGCATTACATCTAAGCAAAGAATTAATAACTGGATGACTAGGGGAATACCCGCATCTGTCAAATTGGCTTACCCAAAACTTTTCTTAAACAAAAGGATTAAGAAATGACTAAATTGTGTGCCGATTGCAATCAGGAAATAACTGGTAGAGAACCAAGTGCAAGATTTTGCTGGGGATGTTCTAAGTTAAGACCTAAAAAAAATGGTCAAGCACAAGCTGCATATCAAGTTAATAAAGCAGTCAGAAATGGTATTCTTCCATCTGTATCTACATTGATATGTGTAGATTGTGGCAAACCTGCCCAATGCTATGAGCATAGAGATTACAACAAGCCGCTAGAAGTTGTGCCGACTTGCAAAGGTTGCAACATTCGTAGAGGCCCAGCTATTCCATTGAACCAAGAAACAAATGACACAAGAAGCAATAATTAAAGCCCTCCAGAATGGCCCACTTACTTCACAAGAAGTCTGTGATTTAACAGGGATGCCCAAGTCCTCTGTGCTGTCTACGGCTAAGAAACTACGCTACAAAGGTGATCTAACAACCGAGGAGGTTCTGGTTGGTCGCTACAGAGTGGCTAAGTACACCCTTGCTGACCACTTGATTGAGAACAGGCCAAAAGACGAAACTCGCTGCTTGCTGAACCCTTTTGATATTCGTAACGCCAAGGGTATCTTTAGCAAATCAGAGTATGCGGTGATGAACGCACAAGCTAAACGATTGCTTGGTAGACCAGTCAAAAAAGAAATTACCAACAATCAATTTATTTGATACAATGTTTTGAAACACGGCTAGGTGCGAAGTCATGAGCGCACCGAAAAGAGAAGTCTCCCCTCCTGCCGCAGTTTCTTTCAGGGAGAATTGGAACTAGAGACAGCTATGCACTACTACTCTTTTCATGTGAGTGACTACATTCACGACACAGCGCACTTGTCAGCCTATGAGGACTTGGCATTTAGACGCTTACTTGACTTGTATTACACAAGCGAAAAACCTATCCCAAACAAAACCCAAGAGGTTTCCAGAAGGATTCGTTTAATAAACAACGAAACTGCTGTTTTATCTGTTTTACAAGAGTTTTTTACTTTTGACGAAGAACGAGATTGTTGGTTTCACAAGCGTTGTGACAAGGCAATTGCAGACTATCAAGCCAAAGCAGAGCGTAATCGTGAGGTTGGAAAACTTGGTGGAAGACCAAAATCAAACCCAGATGCTAACCCACAAAAAACCCAAGTGGTTTCCAAACATAACCCTAACCAAGAACCACTAACCAATAACCAAGAACCAATAGTTAAACAACACAGAGGCTCACGCCTCCATCCAACTTTTACTTTGCCTGATGAATGGGATGAATTCTGTAAACAAGAAAGACCAGAACTAAATTCTCATCAAACCTTTGAGAAGTTTAAGGACTACTGGATAGCCCAAGCTGGTCAAAAGGGTGTAAAGCTAGATTGGTTTGCTACATGGCGTAATTGGGTGAGAAACACAAATGCACCTAAAGCTAATCCTGCCGACAACATAAGGCTCACAGTTCCTCCATCAAATGAGCCTGAACCTGCTTTACTAAAGATTGAAGCTGATAGAAAAAAAGCAGTTCCTATTCCGCTAGAAGTTTTAGCAAAGATGGCAGAGTTGCGGAGAAAAGCATGAACTTTGAATGGCCCATAAATGACTCCAGCAGAATTGGAAAACTTCAAGGATTGCGAAGCCCAAGAGTGGATACGCAGATTCAACAAAAAGAAGTCGATGATTGGCTCAAGCAAAGCGTTGCTCTGGTGGCAGGGAGTGTGCGTGGACTTGGAACGAATCAGAGGCGAGTCCGCTACTTTGGATTTGAGAAACCGCATGACGAGGTTACGAAATGAGGCGAGCAGCAAGAGTTGATGCTAACCAAGAACAGATAGTTTCTGCCTTGCGTGGTGCAGGGGCTTATGTCTGGATTATTGGCCTACCAGTTGACCTTTTGGTTGGCTACAAGGGTCACACCTTTTTGGTGGAGATCAAAGATGGCTCTAAAAAGCGTTTAACCAAGCTACAAGCCGACTTTTTCGAAAATTGGTCTGGAAGTACCTTGGCGAGAATAGATTGCCCAGAAGCGGCATTGAGAATGATTGGAGTAGTCAAATGAAAGCACCTTACAAAGCCATTGAGTTTATTTTGGAACAAGCCCCTCGTTTTGCCGAGGCAAAGGCACAGCGTGTGTACATCGAAAACTTCTTGCGTACAAAGAAGGCGTTGCTTATGAAAGAGGCATTGACCAAAGGCATAGATTCTGGCGTAGCACAGGAAAGAGAAGCCTATGCACACCCAGAGTACCAAGAACTACTACGAGGCTTACAAGCGGCTACCGAGCGTGAGGAGGGTCTTAAATGGAAACTCATTGCTGCACAAATGAAATCAGACATATGGCGATCAGAGCAAGCAAGTGAACGTCTTGGTATAAAAACTACAGAGTAGGGAAAGTACCTAGATATATTTGTTGATCGGTAAACATTTTGTTTATTTCTTTGCTATACTTCACTCAGCCCAAGCAATTCGCAAGGGTGCTTTTAAGGATTAAGAAATGAAATACGAATTTGACACAACTGTTGGTGAAGGCTCTGTAATCGTTACTGTCGTCATGGAATACGAGCAAGACGAGGAGGGTGTTTATAACGAGAACATCGAGGAAATCTGGTTTGAGGGGCGCAACGTCATGGGCATCTTTACTGTTGAGCAGTACAAAGAACTGGAGATCGAAGGATGTATGCGCCTCCAGAAGCATCTCATTGAGGAAGCAGACCACTCAGCTTCTGTTGACTACGACATGAGGGGTATCTAATGCTTTTAGGCTGCAAACCATCCCATCCAGACGCAAAGTGTGCAAACTGCAAAAGGCCATTGTCTGAGCATAAAACGACAGTCCATGTCATTAACAGCAAGGACAAGGCTTGCATTTATGTTCCTAAATCTTTACAGGTGAAGACATGACACCAAAACAAGAAGAAGCGTTGCGTGACTATTTGCAAGAGGTCATAGTGCCGTTAATCGAGGAGGTGCTTGTCAAGAAATTGGGGCAAGCCATGATGTTTGCAAAAAAAGAACTGCCAAAGCGTGAGTGGCAAGGGTTGACTGAAGATGAGAGAGATGCAATTTTAAGATCAGAGGGCAGCATATTTGATGAAACCGAAGCCAAACTCAAGGAGAAGAACACATGACTGAATGGACAAAAGAGGAAGACGAGGCTTTTAACGATGTTGAAAAGCAAAGTAACCTTGGCAAACAAATCCTGAGAGATTTAGGCCAGCCTTACCACTTTGATATTTATGTATCACCATCTCAAAGAAACGTAGTTCTAGAGGAGGTGGCTTTAGAGATTGATAAGCTAAAAGCCTTTGGTGACACAGCGCAGAGTTTTGCTGCTTTTGTAAGGAATATGAAAACATGAGCAAAGACGAAGCAATTAAATTAGCGTTAGATGCCTTGCATTTATGGCATTGGACTGGCGAAACGACTGACTTGAATAAGGCTCACGATGCTTTGCTAGAGGTAATTGACACTCCTGAAAAGCCTTGGGTTGGTCTGACTTACAAAGAAAGGTGTGAGTTATGGAACATCTCAAGTAAGTTTTCACCAGATTCGGTAATCATGCACGATTTCGCAAAAGACATAGAACTAGCACTTAGGGAAAAAAATTATGAGCAAAGGGTCAACGGGTCGCCCGTTCTCAGTAACTAACGAAGAATATGCAAATAGGTGGGATGCCATTTTCGGAAAAGATAATGACGCGCAAGAAAACAAAGAGAAAGCATTGGAATCTGGTGGACAATGTGACCCATGCAATAGTGGGGGCAGCGATCACCCAGAGGGACAAGCTGGACAAACTAAGGATGCTTGAGTATTCCGCTTTGGAGGCCATCACTAAGGGACAAGGAACTGTCGGTGATTGGCGTACCTTGGTAGATGTTCTAAACCTGTCTGAGATGATGGGAAAGAATGGAGTTGGCCCAGAGGTGCTACCTATCTGCGAGAAAGCACAGGAAGGGCTACATAAAGCCGCCATTCGCTACCAAGAGACATTGAGGATGGGTTTGGATGGTCAGACGATACAAGCCTGTCGAGACTTGATTCAGTTTGCTGATCTACAGCAAGGAAGTATCTCAAGAAGTGAGTTTGAGAGATACATTCAGAAAACAAAAGACCACATAAGGTCAAATAGTAATCTGGTGGTAGAGATTGAATAACAAACTAAGTGCCAGAGAGAGGCTGCACCTCGCAAGAATCAAAGAGATGCCTTGTGGGGTATGTGGTCAGTCTGGGCCAAGTGATGCTCACCACATTGAGCAACATCAGCAATACCTTTGTATTCCGCTTTGTAAGGATTGCCATCAGGGTTCTTTTAACGGGATTCACGGGCAGAAACGCATTTGGGCAGTTATGAAGCATGACGAAATGTCAGTACTTAACGAAACCCTGAGAAAGTTGTTAGGATAAGGCACTCGTTGCCATGAGTTTTAGAGAGACTTGTCTCTCTTTTTTTTTCGTGAGATAATGGTACAAACTCCATGAGGATTGCCATGACAGGCTTGCTAGAACCATCCGTAAAGATTGAAATTGAGATACAAAGCCAAGAGAAAAAAGGCGATGCTTGTCCTGTTGCTACAGGCGATGTAGAGGTCAATCTTGAGAATCGTCAGAAAGCCATTGATAAGGCCAACTACGGCCCAATGAATCCTAACGAAGCCAACATGGATTACTGGCGTGAGATCTCTAAGACTTGGAGAAACTCACCAGAGCAAGCCAAAAAGTCTCGCTGTGGCAACTGTTCAGCCTTTATCCAAACCCCTAAGATGCTTGCTTGCATTGAGAGTGGTTTAGAGATGAATGGCGAGGAGATGGATGCTTGGGAAGTCATTGACGCTGGTGACTTAGGTTACTGCGAAGTGTTCGATTTTAAGTGTGCCTCTAAGAGAACTTGTGAGGCATGGATTGCAGGTGGGCCAATAACCGAGGAAAAAGATGATGAGCACAACAAATCAGCAAGCGTTGGAGATGATGCAGAAACTTATGCAGAAAAAGACTAAGCCTGTCAGGGGTGAGCGTACTGCAAAGAATAAAGCAAAGAAGCCTAAAAAATGAAAATGACAAAAGCTGGCGAAAAGAAAATGTCCAAAGTAATGGGCGAGTTCAAAGAGGGCAAGCTACACTCTGGTAAGGGTGGTAAGGTCGTTACTAATCGTAAGCAAGGAATCGCCATTGCTTTGGCAGAGGCAGCTAGGAAAATGGGTAGGATGAAATAATGTCTGATCTAGGCGCAGCATTTGGTTTTTTTCCACAAATGAAACCTCGCAGACAGGGGTTGCCCTCTGATTCTGCTAATCTGCCCATTGATGTTTTACGAGGTCGTTTGGCTGGATTGCTAGGCGCACCTGCTGACATTGCAAATTTGCTTAGATCACCAAGCCCAACAGAAATGTTCGGGGATGTAAGTTACGATGCACCAGCGCAGTTTCCTTACACAACAGAAAAGTTTTTAAAAGATTTACCACTTGCACCCACATCAAGAGTTGGTCAGGTTGCAGGTCAGGCGGCATCATTTGTTCCGCTAAACCCAATGCCAGCCGTTAGAGGTGTTCAAAAGGTAGGACAAGTAGTAGGTGAAGAACTGGCGGCTACTATGCTTGGTCAGCGCCCTAACACCATGATGAGCAAGGTAGTGCCACAGCCGTTATTTGTTGTGCCTCCAGAGCAAGGTTTGCTTTCTGTTAAAACAGAGCCAATTGAAAGTCTATTACAGACTAAGCCACAAGCACCAGTTTCAGACATTGGTTTCTATTCTGCGACTGAGCAAGCCGCATTAAATTTAAACAGAAACAAGGGAACTGGTCAGTCTTTCATTAACGACTTGATGAAAGCCCCTGATGTTAAGAAGGAAGAACTGCAATTTACAGGATTAGAAGATTTCCTAAGAGATAAACCTAATGTTACTAAACAAGAGGTTCAAGACTATTTAGCTAACAATCGTGTAGATGTTCAAGAAAGACAATTGGCTGGTTCTGGTGATAAAAGTCCAGTATTTAGTGAATTTAATCCTGACGAAAATAAGTATTTTATTTATACAAATGATGCAAGATTGCAAGGTATTTATGACACAGCAGATGAAGCTGACGCATTTGTAAATAAATATAACTCAAGTATTCCTTATGGACCTAGCAAATACGACAAGTATCAATTAGCTGGTGGTGAGAACTATCGTGAGATATTGCTGACATTGCCAGAAGCAATGCCTAATACAGCACTGGAAATCGAACGATTTACAAAACGCATGGAAACTATGCGTGAATTACAAAATGAATTTGCTAATGCAGGTAATATGGAAAAAGCTATTTCATTTGCATCAAAAGCTGATGATTTGCAAGCATATATCAAGCAATTAGAAAAAATACCTGTTACTAGGCAAACAGAAAACTTTGAATCATCTCACTTTGCCCAACCAAACATCTTAGCCCACATGAGGGTCAATGATCGCATTGATGCTGATGGTAAGAAGATGCTATTGGTTGAGGAAATACAATCTGATTGGCATCAAGCTGGTAGGGAAAAGGGTTACAAATCCAAAGAAAGTTTGGAAAAATGGTATAACCAAAACAAACTTGATGATGACCCATCTTTTGCTGATTTAAATAGCGAACAAAGAAGCGTTATTGAGCGCAACAGAAGTGCAGGAATGGGTGGCGATAACGCAGTACCTGATGCGCCATTTAAAGACACATGGTATCAGTTGGCACTAAAGCGACTAACTAAGTACGCTGCCGACAATGGCTATGAGCGCATTGGATTGACTACTGGCAGACAACAAGCAGACAGATTTAATCTTGCTGAAAGTTTTGATGCTATGAATTACAAGAAAAATAAAGATGGTACTTATGCAATAGCTGTTAAACCAAAGGGAGAAGGTATTTTCCAAAGTGATTTTGGTGGAACAACTCTATCAAACATTCCAGAAAAAGAATTGCCTAGTATCGTTGGCAAAGAATTAGCCCAAAAAATTATCTCTGGCGAAGGTCGTCAAGCCGCTTCTCGTAAGGTTCTCGAAGGCATTGACTTGCAAGTTGGTGGCGAAGGAATGAAGAAGTACTATGATGAGATTTATCCTAAATTCTTGGATAAGTACGGCAAAAAGTATGGTGCAAGCGTAGGCGAGACTTCAATCAATATCAGCAAAACACAATCTAAAGATGAGTTAGCCGCACAAGTTTATGGACGAGGCGAGACTTATAGAAATCTTCCTAGTGAACAAAAGCGCAAAATTGATGTAATGTTTAGAGATATGGCTAGAGATGAGCCTATCCGCTATTTAGACATTACTCCTCAAATGAAACAAGGAACATCTAAGGGTCAACCCTTATTTGCGGCTACTCCTGCAATACCTGCGGCTGGCTTACTAGATGAAGAAAAACGCAAAGAGATAACAAGTCTGTTAGACTACTAGTAATCACTAACTAACCTTGACCAACCCTAGAGGAGTCAAACACAAATGGCATCAAGAATTCGTGCTTATCATCAAGACGAAATTAGGGCAAAAATTCAGGCTAGTCAGCTTGTAAATGTTTTGCAAAATCATGCACTTGGATTAAGTGAAGACTTAAGTCCTACTCGCATGAAAGCAATAGAGATTCTGTTGCGTAAATCCCTAAGTGACTTGTCTTCAATTCAACTAACAGGTAACGCTGACCAACCCATCGAGCATAAAGTCACATGGGCGAAATAGTCATTCCCTACAAGCCAAGGGAGCACCAGCTAAAGGTTCACGAGTTGCTAGAAGGCAAGCGTTTTGCCGTGGTGGTGGCTCACCGAAGATTTGGGAAAACAGTAGCTGCTCTCAATCACCTAATCCGTGAGGCGGTGCTAAACGAGAGAGAAACACCCAGATACGCCTACATAGCCCCGACATATGGTCAGGCTAAGAGGGTAGCTTGGGACTATCTTGTTAAATACACTACACCGCTAGGCGGTACTAACAACATCTCAGAACTGAGGGTTGACTTCTGGGGTAGACGTATCCAACTGTATGGCTCAGACAATCCTGATTCCTTGCGAGGACAGTTTTTTGATGGGTGTATTATTGACGAGGTAGGAGATCAGAACCCTAAGATATGGACAGATATTGTCAGACCTGCCCTGACAGACCGAAAAGGCTGGTGTCTATTCATTGGCACACCAAAGGGACACAACCACTTCAAAGAACTGCGAGACAGGGCTGAGAAAGAGGATGGTTGGGGTTTACTAGAGTTCAAAGCCTCTGAGACAGGGGTGGTGGATGACACAGAACTGAAAGCAGCTAAGAACGAAATGGGCGAGGATAAGTACCGCCAAGAGTTTGAGTGTTCCTTCGATGCTGCCGTTGAGGGTTCGTACTACGGGCAAATCCTGAACGAACTGGAAGACAAGAAGCATATGCAAGAGATTCCCAGAGAGGAACTTAGCAGAACCTTTACCGCTTGGGACTTGGGAATGGGTGACTCTACGAGTATCTGGGTGGCTCAACTGGTAGGAACTGAGGTTAGGCTACTGGACTACTACGAGAACCACGGGGTAGGACTAGACCACTATGTAAAGTGGATTAGAGACAACGACTATGAGAAGGCTGAACACATCTTGCCCCATGACGTTAGGGTAAGGGAATTAGGCACAGGTAAGAGTCGAATGGAGATGCTTGAGGAAGCAGGTCTAGAGATCAAGATCGCCCCCAGAATGAGCCTAGACGATGGTATTCAGGCTGTGAGGCGACTACTGCCTAGATGCTGGTTCAATGTGCCAAAGGTACAGATTGGACTGAATTGCCTGAGAAACTACCGCAGAGACTATGACGAGAAGCGAAAGATCTTCTATGAAAGACCACTACACGATTGGTCAAGTCATGGGTCTGACTCGTTCAGATACCTCGCATTAGGTTTAGATGAGGGTCACTCCACTTGGAGCAAGCCTATCAACAAAGCACCAAGTTGGATTGTTTAACAGGAGAAAAGTATGTATGTAGAGCGTCAAGGTGTAAACCTAGCCCCAAAAGTAAAAGAACTTGAAATGAGGGTTGAAATGTTAGAAAATGTGGTAAAAGCATTACAATTGGATAAACCCCGAATGGGTCGCCCTCCAAAGGACAAACATGGCACAGAACGAGTTACTGTCGATAATCCAAGCAGAGATTGATGATTCTATTGGTTACATCGAATCCGAGACAGTCGAGCAGCGAAAACAATCATTAGAAGCCTATCTCCGACAGCCATATGGCAACGAGGTGGAAGGCAAGAGCCAGATCGTTACAGGTGAGGTTGCAGAGGCCGTTGATGGTGCTTTGCCCTCACTTGTTCGCATTTTCACAGGCTCAGATCAGATTGTTGTTTTTGAGCCACAAGGCCCAAGAGATGAAGCCAGCGCAAAACAGGCCACAGACTATTGTAGCTGGGTATTTTTGCGTGACAATGAGGGTGTAGCCATTCTGCATGACTGGTTTAAAGATGCTTTGCTTCAGAAAAATGGCATAGTTAAAGCATACTGGTCTGATGAGGAAAACATTACCAAAGAGCGTTACTTCAACTTGTCCAATGATGAGTTGGCAATGCTCATGTCTGACGACTCAATGGAGATTGTCGAGCAAGACACAGAAGAATTCCCTATCCTAGATCAAATGGGTAATCCTGCGCTAGACCAGATGGGTCAGCCAATGATTAACCAAATCCACAATGTTGTTGTTCAACAGAAGAAGATGGTCGGTCGTGTTCGCATTGAGAACGTACCTCCAGAGGAGTTCTTGATTAGCAAGAAAGCCAGAACGATTGCTGATAGCCCATTCGTTGCCCACAGACAAATGCTGACTCGTAGTGACTTGATCGCTATGGGCTTTAACAAGAAGCAAGTTGAAGGTCTGCAAATGGGTGATGCCCTTGCATACACTCCAGAGCGTGTGGCTCGTTTCTCTGCTGGTGAGCAACCTTACCAAGTGCAGACTGATGACCCATCCATGCAAGAGATTGAGGTCTTTGAGTGCTATGTTAAGACCGATGTAAATGGTAAAGGTATCGCCTCACTTGTTCAGGTGTTCTACGCATCTAACGAGATTCTTGAGGATGCCAAGGGTAAAGAGATGGTCGAGGAAGTGGACTACGTTCCTTTCCACTCTATCTGCCCCATCCCAATTCCACACAAGTTCTTTGGTAACTCACTTGCTGACAGAACCACAGACATTCAGCTAATCAAGACTACGATCACTCGTCAGATTCTGGATAACCTCTATCTGACAAACAATGCACGAGTGGTCGCTGTTGAAGGTCAAGTAAACTTAGACGATCTGCTTACATCTACAGCAGGTGGTGTTATTCGTGCCAAGTCTCAAGGTGCTGTAACTCAATTGGCTGTTCAGAACGTAGCGACTGCTGCTTTCCCAATGCTTCAGTACTTGGATACTATGCAGTCTAAGCGTACAGGCGTGTCTGATGCTTCACAGGGTTTAGACCCATCTATCTTGCAGAACGTGACTGCTGCGGCTGTTGCTTCTATGCAACAAGCTGGCGCAGGTAAGATTGAACTGATGGCTCGTTTGTTCGCTGAGACAGGTGTTAAGTCTCTGTTTAAAGGTATCTTGCATCTATTGTGCAAGTACCAAGACAAGCCTCGTTTGGTGCGTATGAGAGGTGAGTTCGTAGAGTTTGACCCTCGCACATGGGCTAACCAGTACGATGTAGCTATTAACGTGGGCTTGGGTGCTGGTAACAGACAAGAGCAAATGGCTATGCTGAATATGGTTCTTGCCAAACAAGAGCAATTGATTAACCAGTATGGCCCTGCTAATCCTTATGTCTCCCCTGCTCAGTATCGTTCTACCTTGGGTCGGATGGTTGAGTTGGCAGGATTTAAGGATTCTGGTGAGTTCTACAAAGCAATCACACCAGAGCAAGATCAGCAATTGTCTAACCCTCCTCCTCCACAGCAACCACAGATGCCTCCAGAAGTTCAGGCATTGATGCAAAAGACTCAGGCTGAGATTCAGGCTAACCAACAAAAAGCCCAAGCTGATATGCAACTGCAACAACAGCAAATGCAGATTGATATGCAGATGGCTCAACAGAAGGCTGGTCTTGAGATGCAATTGTTGCGTGAGAAAGAAGCAGCTAAGTTGCAATTAGAGCGTGAGAAACAACAGGCTTACTTTGCTATGAAGCAACAAGAGTTTGAGGTTGAGGCTCAATTGAAAGCAATGAAGGTCGGTGCTGGTATCACTTCTAACGTAGAGATTAAGGGTTAATCATGTCAAACATTGATAATCTCATTAAGCAGATTCAATCGCAAGGCACTACCGACAAGTGGACAGGCGGCTATGGTGCTGATGCGGCTACCAAAGATATGGCTCGCATCTTGGATAGCATTGGGATTACCGATATTAACCAGTTTGGCCCTGTAACCAAGCAAGTTGAGTTATATATGGGTGAGGGTGTAGATGGAACTCCTATTTATCAAACTCAAGAAGAACAAACTTTTGGAAACAAGATAACTGGTCAAGCTGTACCAGTTACTTATAGCGAACGTCAAACAGGCAATGCTTGGGGCGGTACGTTCGAAGGCAAAGGTAATACAGGCTATCGAGTAGATTTCTCAACTGGCACACCAGTTTTCTACACCACAGGCGCATCTAGTTCTAATGCTGCTGAGATCATCAAGCCTTTTGCAACAATGGCTTTGTTGGCTGCTGGTATTGGTGGTTTAGAGTCTTTAGGTTTAGGTGGAGCAGGTGCAACAGGTGGCGCAGCCACTGGTGGAGCAGGTGCTGCTGGTATGACTGCCGCAGAACTCGCACAATTAGACTTAGCTTTGGGTGGTCTTGGTGGTTCTACTGGTGCTACTACTCTTGGTAATGCTTTAATGACAGGTGCAACAGTACCAACAATTACAAGTTTGACAGGTGGTAGTGGTCTTTTAACTGGTGCAGCAGGTGGAATTACTGCTGACTCTGTAGCGGCTAAGTTGGCTGAAGGTGCTACAGGAATGGGTAGTAGCACAGGCTTGCTTGGTGCTGGAATGACTGAGGCTGAACTGGCTCAACTAGATTTGGCTTTGGGTGGCTCTGGAGGTTCTGCTGGTGCTGCTGAATTAGGCAACGCCTTGGCTACAGGCGCACCAACAGTTACAAATACTGCTTTAACTGGTGGTAGTGGCATCTTTACAGGTGCTGCTGGTGGCATAACTCCTGAGTCTGTTGCTGCTAAATTGAATGAAGGTGTGGCTAGTACAGCCGCATCAACTGCTTCAAATGCCGCTAAAGGTTTAGGCGTATCCGATGCCATTCGAGCCGCAGGTGTTATTGCAACAATCGCAGGTGCAAATAAAGCACTTGAAGGTGGTGGCTCTGGTGGCTTCCCAATAGTACCTATCCCTAGCGATTGGACTAGCCCAATTAAACCTACAGGTACAGCAGCGTTCACTCCATTAGCCCCGATTGACTTTGGTAACAAAGAGATGCTCCGTGGCACTCAATGGGAACAGTTACTAAGCCCTGACTACGGCAAAGCCCCTGCAATGCCAACTTCTACCAACCCATCTAACATGACGTTTAATGAGTTGACCAGAATCTTGGGTGGTTCAAGAGAATCAATCCCAACACAAAACCTAACAATCAACGATGTAATTGCAGGAATACAAAGCCAATATGGACAAACACCTCAAGGCTCAATGGGCTAAGAATCTGTTAAACGATGACTTTTTCATAGAAGTCATAGATAACTTGAAAAAACAACAGATTAGTGTGATAATTAACACAAATAGTAGTGATATAGGTGTAAGAGAAGATGCTTACCGATATATCAAGACAATCGAATTGATTACAGGACACCTAGAAGGCTTGGCCTCGGAAACTCTAATCAAAGAGAAAAAGTGGAAGATTTTGTAATTCTGTGGTATAAAAGCCACACCTCCGTCTAGAAGGTTTCTAGCGATTTTTGAGATGACAAATGGAAAACACCAACCCAAGTGGGAGTGAAAGCCTAAATGTAAACGAAGCCGCTTCAGCGTTTGAAAGTCTGATGGGTGATTCTGAGGAAGCCGAACAAGGCCAAGCCGAGGAGCAAACAGAGGAACTTCAGGCGAGTGATGAAGTTGAGTATTCTGAAGAAGAAGAACCCAAGCCTAGATATAAAGTCAAGGCAAGTGGTGAGGAAGTTGAGGTAGAACTTGACGAACTTATCAAGGGTTATCAACAAGGTGCAGATTACACTAAAAAGTCTCAGGCTCTAGCTGAACAACGTAAGGCTTTAGAAGCTGAACGTCAACACTTAGAGTATGTGAAACAAGAGCGACAGGCATATGCCCAGAAGTTGCAAGCGTTGGATAGCTTCCTTACGCAGCAAGATCAGGGTGTTAACTTAGATGTTCTAAAGGAAACAGACCCCATTGGCTATGCCGTGGCGGTTGCTGAACAGAGTCAGCGTGAGAAGCAATTAGCAGTAGTTAGACAGGAACAGCAAAGACTTGCCCAACAGCAACAATCTGAGCATCATGCCTCTCTGCAAAACCATCTCCGTCAAGAATCTGAGAAGCTAACCAGTTTGATTCCTGAGTTGGCTACGCCACAGGGTGATGCGGTTCGGAAACAAATCCGTGACTATGCGAAGTCTGTTGGATGGTCTGACCAAGAACTCAGTCAACTATATGACAGTCGTGCTGTGGTGACTTTGTATAACGGGATGAAGTATCAGCAACTTCAAAAGAGCAAGCCAGAGGTAAACAAGAAACTTCAAGCTGCTCCTAAGATGATGCGATCAGGAACTTCTGCCCCTCCTACTAAGTCATCAGGTGATAAACAGGCAATGCAAAGGTTGCGTGAGACAGGAAAAGTCTCAGACGCTGCCAAAGCATTTGAACGATTCTTTTAATTTTGGAGTTTTAAAATGGCTACATATCAAACATATACCGCTATCGGTATGCGTGAAGACCTCTCTGACGTTATCTATAACATCAGCCCTACAGACACACCTTTCATGTCTTCTATTGGCAAGACAAAGGCTACTGCTGTTCTGCACGAGTGGCAGACTGACAGCTTGGCTGCTGCTACATTGACCAACTACGCAGTTGAAGGCGACACCGCTTCTGACGCTACGATGTCTCCTACAACCCGTGTTGGCAATCGTTGCCAAATTGCACAGAAGACTGTAAAGATCTCTGGCACTTTGCAAGCAGTTGACAAAGCTGGTCGTAAGTCTGAAAAGGCTTATCAGTTGGCTAAGGCTTCTAGCGAAATCAAGCGTGACATGGAAACCTCTTTGTTGAGCAACCAAGTCGCTGCTAACGGCAATAGCTCTACTGCTCGTAAATTGGGTGGTCTGCAAGCATGGTTGGCTACCAATGGCGATTTTGGAACTAATGGCGTGGCTGGTGCTTCTGGCACTACTGCTCGTACTAACGGCACAAACCGCACTTTCACAGAAGACTTGCTGAAGACTGTTGTTAAAGAAGTTTATGCTTCTGGTGGCAATCCTAAAGTGTTGATGGTCAACCCTGCACACAAGCAGTTGGTTTCTGCCTTCACAGGTATTGCTGCACAGCGTTTCATGGCTCCTGCCAATACCCCCACCACTATCGTGTCGGCGGCTGATGTTTATTTAAGCGACTTCGGAGCAATTTCTATCGTTCCGAACAGATTTATGACATCTACCAACTCATGCGATGAGACAGCATTTGTGCTTGACCCCGACATGGCTGCTGTTGCTTACTTGCGCCCATTCCAGACCAACGAGTTGGCTGTGACTGGCGACAATGAGTCTACACAATTGTTGTGTGAGTACACATTGGAAGTTAAGAACGAAGCTGCTCACGGCATCATTGCTGACCTCACACCTTAATCTAAGGTAACTCCGAAAAATGCCTCAGACTTAAACATCTGGGGCATTTTCTTTTCTACTCAAACTGATAGAATTAGGCTATGCAAAATCCTAACAATTTTAGACAAACTGCTGTTCATGCTGATGGTGAGGGCGGCATCATTATTCAAACTCGTCAGGATGTTACTGACATTGTTGAACAGAATAAAAAGGAATATAACTCCTTTGATGAACGTGCAAGATGGTCTGATAATTTGTTTGGCAATAAGGTAGCTTCAATTCCAATGACTGTGATTGATGATCTAAACAAACAAGGCATCATGCGTGGCTTTGCTGTTCTCGATGACAAGCGTTTTGCTGCTTGGTTAAATGACCCAATGAATCGTGCATGGCGCACTAGGACAGGAGTAGTATGAGTTTTGCAACATACTCTGATTTAAAGACCTCAATCGCAGGTTACTTAGCTAGGTCTGATCTGACTAACCAGATTCCAGACTTCATTACATTTGCTGAGAATCGTCTGCGTAGAGAACTTCGTGTTCGTCAGATGCTCAAGTCTGTAACAACAGCCACAGTATCTGGTGACTCTACTGTTGAAGTGCCTAGCGACTTTTTAGAGATTCGTGATTTTGTCGTTTTGACAAACCCAATTCAACCTCTAAGTTACTCTAGCCCATCTACTTTGTCTAATGACCCAAGAGCATCAGAAGTTGGTGTTCCTAAGTCTTACACAATCTTGGCTAACGAGTTTCTGTTGTCTCCATCTCCTGATGGGGTCTACACACTAAGACTCTTGTACTATTCTGCTCCTCCGTATATGTCTAGTACAAACGCATCTAATGTGTTTCTAAATGTTGCACCTGACGCACTACTGTACGCTGCTTTGCTTGAGGCAGAGCCGTATTTATTCAATGATGGTCGTGTCAATACATGGGGTTCTATGTATGATCGTGCGATTTCTTCTCTCACTAGGTCTGATGAAAATACTCAGTACTCTGGTGTCCCATTAGCAATGAAACTTACTGCAAGGTGAAACTATGGCTGAATTAAGCAATTATCTCGAAAATGCTCTTATCAATGTAACTTTGAGAGCAACTAGCTACACAGCGCCAACAACTGTGTATGTGGCTTTGTACACTTCTGACCCAACTGATGCTGATACAGGTACTGAGGTATCTGGTACTAGCTATGCTCGTCAGTCTGTGACTTTTGGTGCGCCTAGCAATGGTGCGACTACCAACTCTGCGGCTGTTGAGTTTCCTCAAGCTGGTGGCTCATGGGGTACTGTTACACACATCGGTATTCGTGATGCTCTGACTACAGGTAACTTGCTCTATCACACAGCACTAGACGCTTCTAAGACGATTGCTACTGGTGATGTGTTTCGCATCGCCTCTGGTTCATTGAGCGTTACTTTAGCGTGAGATGGCTGATTTACTGCCTCCGTGGACAATTGACTCGCTAGACAATTTAAAGTCTAGCATTGATGACTTAACACTCACACTCGATAGTTCACTCTACACCACTTCAGTTACCCTATGGGATGCTTATGGGTCTGTGAGTGCTTCTGCGACTGTTACGGCTGATGCGGTAAGGGTTCAGAATGGTGTAGCGGCAGTAAATGGAACGGCAACAGTCACGGCTGATGCTATAAGGATTCAATACGCTAGTGCAAGCATTACAGGTTCAGCTAGTGTTTCTTGTGATGCGACTAGAGTTCAATTTGCTTCTGCTGCGATAGATGCTAACGCTACAGTAACTGCAAGTGGTACAAGAGTACAGTTTGCTTCTGGAAGTATTACAGGTAACGCTGATGTAACTGCAATTGGAACTCGTGTTCAATTTGGCAATGCGGCTATAACTGGTACTGCCGATGTAACTGCTTTAGGTGGAATCATAGCTAATGGTTCTGCCTCTGTTACTGGTAATGCGACTTTTACTGCTGATGCAATTAGGGTTCGTGATGCTGTAGGTACTATTACTGGTAACGCAACATTTACAGCCAATGGTGGTTTAGTTGTTGCTGGTGATGCAAGTATTACCTGTAATGCAGATTTTACGGCCTCAGCTTCCGCAATTTACGCAGGAGTTGGTAGTGTTACTGGTACGGCTACGATCACAGCAAAGGGTGTCATCCTTGGTGAGAACTGGACACCAGTACCAGAGGATGACAATACTTGGACACCTGTTTCTACAGATTCAAACACTTGGACGACAGTATCGAGTGACACAAACACATGGACACCTGTGTCTGCTAATGACAACACATGGACAATTCAGGCTCAAGGGAATAACACATGGCAACGACAAAACTAAACTTTGGTGAATGGATGCCTGACCAGCCTAGCATTACTGGTGCTTTGGTTGACGCAAAGAACGTAGTCTCTCAGGCTGTGGGTTATGGCCCACTCCCAACTGCGGCTACATTCTCTCAACAAGCCTCTGAAGACCTTACTACATTGGTAGCAGGGAAAACCCCTACAAACGACACTAAGTTGTTTGCTGCTGGAACTACCAAGATTTTTAGCGTGAGTGGTGTTGGTGCTTTGACCAATGTTTCTAAAACTGGTGGGTACACTCCTAACGCTTATGCTGACAGATTTAGATTTACTCAGTTTGGCAATGCCATCATTGGGACTAACTTTAGTGACCCGATGCAGGTGTTTACCCTAGGTACTTCTACTGCGTTTGCAGACCTAGCGGCTAATGCTCCTATTTGTCGCTATTTAACTGTCGTGCGTGATTTTGTGGTGACTGCGTTTATTAATTCTTCGTCTGTTCTTTATCCATCTAGGGTTCAATGGTCTGGCATCAATGACGAGACTGAATGGGATGCAGATCAAGTAACTCAATCTGACTACCAAGACATTCCTGATGGCGGTCAGATCATGGGAATTCGTGGTGGTGAGGTGGGGATTATTCTCTTGGAAAAGGGAATAACTCGCATGAGTTACATCGGTACTCCATTCATTTTCCAGTTTGACAACATCTCTCGTGGTAAGGGATGTATTGCTTCTGGCTCGATTGCTCAAGTCCAAGGCATAACTTTCTTTCTGTCAGACGATGGTTTTTACTCGTGCGATGGTCAGAATGTTGTTGGGATTGGCACAGAAAAGGTAGATCGGTGGTTCTTTGCTAACGCTGATGAGAGCCAGTTTAATCTAATGTCTGCGGCTGTAGACCCTGTTCGCAAGTTGATTATCTGGAACTTTAGAACTACTTTTGGTAACAGACAGTTGTTAATTTACAACTTCAACACTAAAAAGTGGACATATGGCGATGCTGGTGCTGATTACATCTCTGATGCTTCTACTGCTGCAACTACCCTAGAAAACCTAGATTCGATCTCAGCAAGCATTGATGCTTTGACTGTTAGCTTGGACTCTATCCTTTACATGGGTGGAAAGTACTTCCTTGGAGGTACGAATGGAAGATATGTTGTTACTTACAATGGTGCTAACGCTACAGGGAACATCGTAACTGGTGATCTAAATGCAGGTGGTAGATCAGTAGTAACCCTAGCTAGACCATTGATTGATGGAGGCTCTGCTAATGTGGCTGTGGCTTCTAGGACACTATTAAGTGAAGCACCTGTTTTTGGTACGGCTCTAGCGGCTGATTCTGATAACAGGGTATCTCTGAGATCGAATGGTAACTTCCATCAGTTTCAAGTAACTCCTACTGGTCAATGGAAGACTGCTGTTGCCTTGGATGTAGATTTCCAAGGTCAGGGAGTTAGATAATGTTTAGAACGCTTCCTCCTTTTGGTGGAGATCAGCGACAGACTGCTGAGATTATCCGTGGAATCATGGATGGCAAGACCAACAATACTGGAACGCTAACCTTAGCGACTGGTGGTGCTACGACTACCACTCTGAACGACAGAAGGATTGGTGGGGATAGCGTTATTTTGTTTGTCCCTGACTCGGCTGCTGCTTTTGCTGATTCTATGCCTTATGGGGCTTTTCAGAGTTTGGTAGACCAAACGATTGCTACGGCAAATACTGCCTATGCCATGACTTTGGACACTACTGACTACTCAAATGGCGTAACGATAAGCAATAGTTCTAGGATGAATGTTAAGAACGCTGGTGTTTATAACCTCCAATGGTCTGGTCAGTTTGTCAATTCTGATACCCAATTGCATGATGTGAGCGTTTGGTTGCGTAAGAATGGCACTAATATAGCTGGTTCAACAGGATTTATCTCTGTGCCTAATTCTCATGGTGGAGTAGATGGTCATTCAATTGTGGGATGGAACTACTTTTTACAGTTAGCGGCTAATGACTATGTTGAGATATATTGGTCAGCTACTAGCACTCAGATTTCATTGCAACATTTCCCTACCCAGACAAGCCCAACTAGACCCTCTACGGCTTCGTTGATTACCACAATGAACTTGGTATCAAGTTCTGGTACTTCTGGCTCGTCAGGGCTATATGTTAGTTCTTTGGGTCAAGGAACGGCTACTGTGACTCATTATGCAAATTCAACTGCCGATAAGAAATACAAGTATGTTGTTATTGGATAATTTAGGTATAATTGTGTCTAAGGATGACGCATCATGCAGTCCATTACTCTATGGAGATAATGATGTATAGACCTTTTTTTGATGGCGATACCCCGATGTATCAAAACTACGAAGACAATGGTGGTCTTTTTAGGAATGATTTTATCGAAGGCGGTGGTCAAGGCTATTCAAACTTCTTTGCTGGCAATGCGCCTGTGTTTAATCCTACACAGTATGCACCTCCAGAACCTGCATATCAGCCACCACCTCAAGTTGCACCAGAATATGACTTGATGCAACAAGGTGTTAATGAAGATGGCACACCCATACTAATCCAAGTACCTAAAGGTGCTGCTGGAAACGCTGCCTATACTCCGCCACCTCCTCCTCCTGCATACACGCCACCACAATTAGAAGCTGGAAATGAGTGGATGCAAAATGGCTTTAATGTAGACGACACACCTGCGTACATACAAGTGCCTAAAGGTGCTGCTGGAAATGCGGCAGTACAGCCGCCACAAGAGCCTGTGTTCACACCACCGCCTTCGATAAAATCATTCCTAAAAAGACCACCATTGT